CGCCCTCATCGCGTCCGACAACGTCCCTGATCCGCTCATTCTGCAATCTCCGATACTTCCGTCTCAGATACCCACGTCGGGCCGTGAGTGTCGCCCTTGTGAAGAACTTCCTCGATCCGGTATATCCCGCTTGTTTCCCGGCTTTCGATCTGTATCGGCGATCCCGGTTCAAGTCTCGGGTCGAGAAGTGAGACAACTTTCCAGCCCGGGCGATTCGATGCCCCGGGTATTCCTGTTCCAATATCCGTCAAACGCTCTGGCGATAAGATGAGACCGGTATCCGGTTTCAAAAGCACCGCCTCCGATCCGTCCGTTCCTTCCTGAAGGGTGATCTTCATCTCGCCCGACTGAATACTCCATTGCAAGCCGAGTCGATCCGTTACGGCGTCAAGAGCGTCTACCGCCGGGCCGATGAACGCGAAAGCGTTCGCGTATGGCTGGTCCTCAACTTCTTGCGGAAGCCCCGGGAAGGGAATTCCCATCGATCCGACGATATCATTTATTATCTGCATCGGGCTTGACCCGACTGTATAAGACAGGTTTACCCGGGAATCGCGGAGAATCTTTTCGCCGTCTCCACATTCAAACGTCGAAATAATATCCGGCGGTTTCCGTCGATGAATAATCCGCGAAACATCGCCAGAGAAGAGGAGAACCTCTCCCGAATCTTCAGCATACCCGGCAAAAAGCTGCAAGACGGCTTCGGTCTCTTGAAACCTTCCCCTTGTTTCTGGAGAGAGGTTGTAAATATCGACCTCCGCCGTATTCGCGGATCTTGTCGAGGTCTTCTTCACATTAAACGCAATATGAAGACCTTCAATACGAAGCCCCTCTTCCCCGGGCGGTCCGATCACGACCGAAGCGATACGATTATACGAGGCCATATTCCTCGACCTCCGCTTCGGTTATGTATGCCAGAATCGCCCGAACGTTCACGTCGTCACGCCCAATCATATCCTTGTTTCCGCTCGAATCGTGAACGACGATCATTCCGGGCGGAATATCGGCGGCAACGTATTGGGAGATCAATTCGTAATCAGGAACAAGCTTGATACTTGAAAGAATCTCAACGCCGTCGACGGAAGAGATACTCATACTCCAGTAACCGCCGCGACCGTTCCATTTGAACGAAAGAATATAGGGAACGCCGTCGAGAGCAATTCGCTCGCGGAATGATGAAAAGTCGCTATTGAAGGGAATCCTAATCATTAGTTCCCCACGCCAAATATTGTCGCCAGAATCGACGATCGAGGACCGTCGGCGACCGGCGACCCTGTTTGCCTTCCAAGGTCTCCCGCCGCCGCTCCTGCATCGAGGGCGGAAGCGGCGAGTTGATCCGCCGGAATATTCACACTCTCAGACGTGACTTTTACAATGTTTTTGAATTCAGCCGTAAACCGGATCGCATCGCCCGAGGTTCGATCCCGAGGAATCGTAAGCCGTTCGAGAATCATATTCGTATACACAAATAAGCCAGTGACGAGCGTAACCGGTTCCCGGGTTGAATGAATCTCGCGAAGCTTACCGTAAGCGTCGGCGACCGGAGTCGACCCGGTAATGAGGTTTCCGACCGCAGAGAAGAAGGAGATCGGAGTGTTCGTAATGAATCCGGTTATACTTACCTTTTCCGGTCGAGTAATTACGTGATCAGATATTACCGAACCGTCTTCAATTGGGAATTCCGTTACCTCGGACGTGAACTCATGTTTCTCGTGCAAGGTAACGTCGATCTCAATATCGCCTATTTTCTTCGCTTGTCGACCGAAGAGAAGATTCCCGATTGCCATTATTCGACCTCCGGGTTCTCGGCGATTGCTCGCCGGAGTTGCCGCCTCAACTCCTGCCCGACCGCTTCTTCCGCCGCTCCGCGAACAATCTGAACTTGATAGTCTGGCGTTCCGTCTGGAAGCGTGAGATTGATTGTCGATTGAACGTCAACGTTGCGAACGCCAGCTATACCGGTTGCGTCGGCGGCGGCGGTGGCAACGTCGTACGGGTTGCCGATGAAATTCCCGCCGCTTACGTCGACGGTTCCGGTGACGAAGTCCATTGCTGAATTAAACACGCCCGCAATTGCGTCAACGATCGGCTTGATTGTGTTCTCCCAGAAGCCGACGATTGTATCGACAAGCCCGTTCCAAAGATCCCGAATCCAGTCGACCGCCGAGTTAAACGCCCAGACGATTGTATCGATTGCGCCCTTGATCCCGTCGACGATTGTCTCCCAGACCGTGATCGTAAAGTCTCGAACTGCCTCCCACGCCCCGATGAATCCATCGCGGATAACGATCCACGCAATACGCAACGCAAGAGTTATGCGGTCGACAAGCTCATCAAACGGACCGATCCAAGATCCGATAAGCGAATTCCCTCCGGTAATCCACGTATAAAGATCTTCGATAATCAGAACAAGTGCGATGATCGCGGCAACGATTGCCATTATGACAAGAACGACGGGCCACGAGACCGCCTCAAGTGCTCCGATTGCCCACGTTACCGCCCCGATACCGATAAGGAGCGGAGGGATTGCGGCGACGATTGCCCCAATCGCGAACGCGATTCTTAAGAAGACCGGGTTCGCCCGGGAGAGATCCCGGGTTACTCTCGCGACCCCTTTTGCCAGCCCGGTAAAGAATTCCAGAATCCCGGAATCGCCGATCGCAATCGCGACCGCTTCGAGTGCGGATCTCAATTCTTTGAGCGATCCGTAGAAACCTCTCATCTGTGTCTGAGATTGCCGGGCCGCCGTTCCGCCCGCCCGCTCAAGGGCATCGACGAAGGAATTAAACGATTCTTCGCTCTGATTTATTACCGCCGAAATCCCGGAAACCGCCTCGGTTCCGAAGATCGCCTCAAGATCGCGAACAGAAGCTTCCGCCCGGCGAAGATCCGCCAGAATATCAACAAAGTTCCGAACGTCGCCGGAGGCATCCGATAAGGGTACATTCAATCGACTCAGGGCTTGTTCTGCATCCGAGGCAGGATCAAGAAGGCGGAGAAGGGCCATGCGGAGCCCTCGACCGGCTCTCGTTGACTGAATACCTGCGTTACCCATAATCCCAATAAGCGCCGACGCTTGTTCAATTGATACGCCGAGATCATTGGCAACGCCGCCAGTGAAGCTCATTGCTTGAGCGAGCTGAGTGATACTGGTATTCGAGGAAGATGCGGTCGCGGCGAGAGTGTCCGATACCCGGGCGGCATCGCCCGCCGGGATATTAAATTGAGTCATTATGTTAGACAATTGATCGGCGGTCGTCGCGAGATCCTGCATCGATGCCCCGGCGAGGAAGAGTGTCGCTGGCATCGACCTATATATCTGTTCGGCGGAGAATCCGGCTTGAGCAAGGAAACCCATCGCTTGAGCCGCTTCTGAGGCGGAGAATTGAGTTGTCGCTCCGAGTTCTGCTGCCTGTTCACGCAAAAGCTCGAACTCGGCGGTCGTTGCCCCGGTAATCACTTGAACCCGGTTCATTGCCTGTTCAAAAGAACCGGCAACTCCGAGGATCGCTCCTCCCATGATCGTAAGCGGAAGGGTAATGCTCATCGAGAGTCGCCTCCCGACGTCCATTACCTTCTTTCCGGTCTGCATCGCAAGGCGATCATAACGGCGGGCTTGAGCCTCGTCGACGTGGAATCCGAGCTTTGTTATGAGTTCGCGAACGATCACTTTTTCTTGACCTTTGGCATCGATTCAGCCTTTACGGTTTCGATCATATCGAGGATCGCGTTCGCCCGGGCGACGTCGTCGAGACTCCAATAAGTCTCGAGTTCTTTAAGCGATACTGAACCTTTAGTAACTAATCGCCATATCGCCCACTCTTCCTTGAGATCCTCATCGAGACCTTTTTCAATTATTCCCCGAAGGCGTTCGACCCGATCTCGCTCATCGCCGTCTCGACTCTCTCGCGTATACTTCCAATAAACGGCAAAGGGCCGAAGTTCGCCTCCCAGACGAACGCGAATCCCTTAAATATTGCAGAGGTTTTGCCGTTGAAAGCGTTGTCGAAGGCTTCGGGCCGGTCGATGAGTGTTCCGTTGACTTTTGTCATTGAGAACGAGTCGAGGATCAGATCGATATATTCCGTATCGGAGAGGGTATCAAGAGCCCTCTGAACGCCACGACCGAGGGCGTCGCCGTCGATCGAAGCGTTCAGGAGCCCGGCTTTCATATCCTTGAAAGATCCGACGCCGGTCGCCAGTAAGGGACCAATAACCCGGATCACTCGTCTTTGAAACATCAAAGCACGACGAGCCGGGAATTGAGTTACCTCAAAATCGAGGTCGTCGATTGTCTTTTTCTTCGTCTCGATACTCATGAACTTCTCCTTCTTGCGAAAAGGTTATTTTAGCCTCCGAACGGAGACGTTCCGCCCGGGAACGGGTCGAGATCCGCGCATTCAATTACCCATTCCCTGTTTTCAATGCCCTTACTGAAGGAAGCTGGAGCAACCTTCTTGATCCACGCTTGCTCCGAGAAGAAGATTGCGTTCCCCTCGTTATCCTTCACAAGAACAGGAAAGACACCGGTATTCGAAACCTCGTCGAGATATGCCAGACCGGAGAGGATATCGTTCGAGAGTGACGTCTGGGCAAGCGTGATCGTGATCATTCCCGATCGATCATTCGTCTTTGAGCGTGACGTTTCACCGTCAGCTCCGACGACCTTTGTAAACATATCCTCAGACCGTTCGATCTCAACGAAGGTTCCGTCGGCGAAACCGCCAATCGGAATACCATTAGCGGAGATTGAGACCGCCTTCGGATCGTAAGTACGAACTGCCACTTGAGCCTCCCTTCTCCGTTAAATTTCGACGACGCCGGCGACTTCGCCCTTGTGAATTGCCCCGGCGAGGGTTGCCCGGAACGAAACATCGGGAAGAAGCCGGTTCGCCTTATCGTTCGCCGAGATATCGGCGACCTTCGGGACCGTGACTTGATACTTTTTCCCATTGTATTTCGTCTCGTCGGTATTCTCCGCCAGACCGCCCCGGCGAATACCTTTGTCGAGAGCCTTGCGAAGCTCCGCCTCAATAATCCCGACGCCGCCGTCTGTATACGAAATCTTTTTCAGGTTCACGAGCCGAGAGAAGATGTTCGTCTCGATCTCGACTTGAAGCCAGTCGACGAACCGGATCACGTCAATATACTCGCCGGAAACCATTGTTCCGTTACGAGTCATTGAGACGCCGCCGATCGATTCATAAACGTTACACGCTTTCGCGAGAGCGTTCGTCGATTGGGTTGTCGTGAGGGTTGTAACGGCAACGCCGGAGAGTGTCTTGAACATCCACGTTGCCGAGCCCGGATTATCCGGCGACCGTTCGCCGAACCACGCCGCCTCCGGGTATGTATTGAAGGCGTCCGGGTGATACATGCAGAACGTACGGTCGTAATTGAGGGCCGCCAGTTCCGCTGCAACATCCGTTGAGCCGGTCCCGAGGATATCGGTATCGTTCGACGCGGTTCCGAAGATCTTCATCTTCGACTCAACCCATGCCGCGACTGCGAGAACAACCGACTTCGTACGGTCCTCGATCACGAGCCCGTACCAATCGTCGCTCTCCTCGCGGATCGCCGCAAGAGCCGCCGGGTAATCTGCATCGCCGGACCACTTCGCCCCGATTGCGACTTGTGTCGGCCCGGGCGACTGGCTGAACGCGGCATTCGCCGCGATGTATTCCGGATTGGTTGCTACGAAACCGTCGTCGAGGATCGAGTCAGGGTCGGAATAGAATCGAATCCGGGCCGCAGCCGTTCGGGAGATTGTCCACGTCGGCTGTGTTGCTCCGAGGGTTGTAACGACTGAGTTCACGATTACGGTCTCGCCAGCCGCCGCCGTGATTGTAATCGTACGAGTTCCCGTTCCGCCAGCCGTCGCGGTCGCGACTTCACTTAATGCCTGAATCGCGGTCGCAATTGCCGTCATTGTCGTTGCGTGATCGGACGCGAAGACAACCGGCGATAAAGCGGTTCCATTCACGGTAACAAGTGTCGAGTTACCCGTGACAAGATCGGCGTCGACGGTAATTGTTACAACATCGACCTCGGGAAATACGCCCGAATCTCCGACGACGAGAAGCGTTCCGAATCCAGCCTGAGAAACTGCCGCCGTCTCGCGTGAAATCGAAACGTCGACGATTTCGGGAAGCTTATCGCTCATTGAGTTCTCCTTCCAAATCAAATATATCGTTCAAATCTTGCAATCTTCCTGAATGTTCAATAGCATTAATGTTTGATCTTGGGTTTCTTGTTTTAAATACCTCATTATCCGAAATATTAATAAAGCATTTTACATAACAAGAGCTTTTCCCCGATTTTAGTATTTTTTGTGTCCATTCTGTTTGTTCTTGTGCTGTTAGCTGCATCCATTGTCCACGAGAGATTTTGAACGCATAACAGCATATCGTCATGTAATCAAGCCTCGATTCTTTGATCTTACGAGAAAATACTTGTATACAGACTCAATCAAGCCATCGGGAGTATTGGGTGGAATAAGGTAAAAATCCCCGACAAATCCTTTAAAATAAGTTGCAGTAGATACGCGATTCCCAATCATTCTAAATGTGCTTGTTGCCGCCGGAGTTGCATTGTAATTTATTTCTTCGATGCCGTTCACTCTCAGAATGTGATTATTTTTTGAGTCCACGTAAAAAAGTCCGACACACCATGTATTTGCAGCGAAGGTGTTTACCGATTGGCGATAAGCAGAATCGATATACCATTGTATTTTACTTGCAGAAAGATAAATTCCAACGCCGAAAACATCGGTTGACCCATCCTTACCAGCAAACAATCTGCTTGAGAGAGTGAAGGAGTCGGGCCTGAAGGCGACAATAATCCCTTTACAATTAATCTCGTTCCCGAGTCCACGGTCGACAATATCGTCGACTCCGTCAAAATAGCCACCGAGCCCCGGAAAGAATGTGGGTCTTTTCGATGAACTGTTTTGATAAATGAAAGAATTTCCTGATATTCGATCGTAGATATTAACGAAACGAGAATAATCGTCAATCCCGGTATATAGACGGTATGCTCTCCCCCAATCGAACTTCATGTCTGTTGTCTCGCCTGAAGTTCGATTAATACGCAAACGATCCTTTAGGGTTGCGCCTTGCGGAGAACCCGTATTCGAGACGATTCCGGTTGTTCCCAAAGACTCAATGAACTCAGATCCGCCCGCACCAATATTTAAAACTGCTGGCGGATCAGTAGCGTCCGTTATGTTTAAAAGGATCAAAACGGAATGATTTGAAGGGTCGCCTATATCCTGATACGTTCCAATGAGCCCGCCGTTTGAAACGAGTCTTAAAATACTCGGAGCGTCTTCTGTTAAATAATTATTTGCGTCGGCTGTGCCGTTTAATACCCAATTATCCGGAACTTCATTCGGGAATGACCCAGACCAGTTCACAAAGTCGTTGTTTGCAAAAAGTTGACTTGTCGCCGCGCTATCAATAGACTTAACCTGCATATTGTCTATAAATATTCCCCCACCATCGTAGGCAGCCCCGGACATGTAGCCGACTTTCATATAACGAAGCCAGTCGACAGCCTCATCGTAGGGGAAAAGAAGCGCAACTCTTACCCAATCTGTCTGGGTTTTTAAGATATTGATAGTTCTTCCGGTACTTGTCCACCCAGACGCGGAAGTATTGAAAGCAATCTGGCAATATGTATCGGAACCTAATCCATTATGCCTGACATCAAACTCGACCCACGCGTAATCTCCGTCAGTTAAAAAGGCGCCGAGATCGAGTCCAACCTGTTTGAAAGCAGTCGTATTATTCACGAAAGAAAGCGCATAATCACTATCATTGGTGACAGCAGCTTGAGACGCAAGTAACCCTGTTTCCCCGGTCCAGTTTGTAGATATTGCGTCGCCTTCGAATGATGGAACAGTCTCGCAACTCGCCTCCGTGAAAAGATCAACGCTTTCACTCAAGCCGCGCATTGAATCAAACGCTTGCTCGGTAAAGTCGATCCAGTATGCCGAGGCGACTTTTTCCGGCAATATTACTCCCGCCGGTCTTCCCCAGACTTTATGCCCGAATCCGGAGACCCTATTCTTCTTTTCGAAGAGGAGATTCATTAGTTCCCGTAAACTGTGATTTTAACTTTCCCGTCGTCACCGCCGACTCCGGTCGCGTAGAATCGAATTCCCCACGGCGACAAGGCTTTCTTTGCATCAAAAGCCAAGCCGACCTCGGAAGTGAGATCCATGAATGATGAGTAACCAAGCGTCGAGAGGTCGAGACCCGTGAACAGATCGATCTCAGTATCGCCCGCTTCGTCGACACCGATCGTTCCGCTCTGTTTCGGGTAAAGCGGTCGCTCTTGCACGAGAAGCGACGCAAGTCCGGAAGTAACCTCAGTCGATTCCACGATTACGAAGATATTCCCATTCAGATCTCGACCGTCCCATCGAATATCTCCGGAGACTTCCGTCGTTCCCGATATCGTAAGTTCGACCTCGCCGAGCCTGTCGAAGTCGCCGGTAAAGACCGGCCCCTTCTGAAAAGGCGTTGCGTTTCTTGCCGCCCGCTGTTCCTGAGTTGACATATATCTCTCCCAAGATTACTGAGTTACGCTTATCGGGATATCAATCTCTTGACCGTTCTCGACGGCCCCTTCGCCGGTTACGTGATCAAAGTAGCCGGGCTCGTCTTCAAGCGATTCCTCGTAGGGCGACGGGATCCTCATCTCTATCTCGAGGACTCCCCGGGATTCATATTCCCCCTCAAAGAGTCCCGTAAGATCCTGCATTGCGAGCGTTCTGATCGCCACAATCTGAACAGACCGAAGAGAATCGAGAATCGTCGGGCGCTCGAGCGATGTTTCAAGGCTCGACAAGAGATCGAGTGATCCTGATCCAATCGCCTCAAGCCGAAGTGTGAATTCGCGAATTCCGCCGATATCGATTCCGCCGTCGACGTTCGTCGCGAGTTGATCGTCGCCGATCTTTCTCATCGATCCAATTCGCCCGAATACGACTGAACCGTTTGGAGTCGGAGCGTTCTGATCCGCCCATACGAATGTGAACCCGGTCGAAGTCAGTTCGCCAGTAAGCCACTGATCGAAAAGGTTGTCTTGCAAGGCGGAGAAGTCGATCACGCTTTCGCCCCTTCCCGGGTAACGATTGCCCGGTAATGATTCAGAGTTCCGAGGTTGTTCCACGGCTCAACGTGAAGAACCTCGAATGAGCTTCCATCGATTGAAACCCGATCAGCGTTTACTGGCGTTGCGCCTTCGGTAATAATCTTCAATTCCGTATCGGTAAAAAGAACTTGCGAGAATCCGGTTCTTCGCCCTTCCGGGAGAAGCTCGATATCTTTCCCGCGAAGCGGTTGAACGCTTGCCTTAATCGTGAACGTCGAAGGAGTCCCCTCGACCCATCGCCCTTTCACAAGAGAACCGGCTGAATACCGGGTTACTGTTAATGTATGCTGAGGAAGACTCATACGATTTTCTCGACGTGTCTGATCGATTGCCGAAGTTGTCCGGTATCGATCAGAGGATTCGACGACTTTTTCAAAGCGATTGTAACGTCCGAGTTTTTCGGTTCACGGAGATCGGTAATCTTCTTCTGAATTCGCCCTTGTACGTCTTCGCCGATCCGGGCGAGGGCGGTCCGTACGTCTTGCTTCCCTTCGATGAAGCGAGACCGCTCTCGATCGATCCGGGCGAGGATCTGGGCTTGTTCTGCATCAATTGTCGATCTCAGGAATGAACGTTCTGGAATCGCTCCGCCGGGTGCCCTTGGCGCTCCGAATTCCTGAATTGCCGCAATTTTTACAAGATCGGACGTCTCTTGAGGTTTTGATCCTTTTGCAGACGGCTCGTGTAGCGCTCCTTGCTGGATTCCGACCTTTGTATAACTTCCTTCTGCCTCCTGAAGGCTTTTTTTGATTCGATTCCAGCCTTTGTCTCGAATGATCAGGTTTCCGGTTTTCATCATTACCTCGTGATCATTCGGTTCATTGGCGAGAACCCGGCGGGCGTCTTCATCCGAAGGGAAGCAAGCTCCTGCCCCCATGCAGTCGCCTCAAGATCATTTTTCAAAGATCCGAACGATCCAGAGCCTCCGGAATACTGGCGGGCGACTTGCCCCTGCCGTTCAGACAATACCGCTCCGCCGACGCCGCCCCGGTTCCTCATGGCTTCCCAATGAAGAACGAGGAGGGCGACGGCGAGTTCATATCGGTCTCCGTAAACCGTTGCGCTCAACTGTTCAGCGGCAACCTCGATCAGATTATCCAATCGACTCGCTGCGACAAGCGAAGCGTATGTATCCGGATCACGAATGTCGATATATTGAGCGGTCGTGAGACTCATGAGTAAGCTTTCGCCGGATCGGGTTCCTTCTTGCTCTCGGGCGGAGCGTACTTTCCCTTCTCGTTGATCTTGTCGATCTGATCTTCGATCGCGAAGAGTACGGTCTTCCGCTCCTCAGCCTTTTTCCATTCGGCGAGAATTGCAAGATCAAAGGTATCGTGAACGATATCGATCGCTTCGTTTGCCTTCATCTCTGCAAGGTCGGAATCAGAGGAGCTTTTCGAAGCCTTCGCCTCTTTATCGCTCCCCTTTTTACGCGGATCGCCTTCGAGAACCCTGATAACTCCCCGCTTTTCCTGTTCCAAGAAGACCTTGTTCCGAACCATTACCGGAGCGAGGTTTTCGCTTACCCGGTTCGTTCCGGGAGCGATTCTCATTCCTGCAAGCTTCGTAACATGAGCCCGATCCCACCTGATAATCATTACCGCCACTTGATACCTCTCTTTCTGTTTTGTCTCGATATCACGCTTGAACGTCTTCGGAGTCTCATTCCCTCAATCGGTCGCCGTCGGTTAAATGCCTTCGGCGATCGTGACCGAGAGAGGCCGGTAGATAATGATTCCGCCGTTCCGGGCGATGCAGTTCACGACGTATTCGAGGTTCCGCTCCTGAACCGGGAGCTGAGTGAACATCATCGGAATCTCGAATGTGAGACGATCCGGAGAACGTCGATACGCGACCATAACGTTCGTCGTATCCCCGCCTCCGACCCGGGCCGGAGAAAGATCCGAGAGTTTTTCGACGGAAACGAATGTTACCGTCGGGTGAGCCCTCCTCAGGAACTCGAGGATCGTCGTGTTCGTGTTATCCGCACTCATCGGAGTCGTTGAGATGTGCGTGAATTCGTCGGACGAGATCGCGAGCGTATCGGGCCGCTCGATGCCCCGGGTAAGGCTCGGAGCGAAGCGGAGAACGTCGTTCACGTCCCGCACGATCTCAAGCGGAGTCTTCCCTGATCCAGCGGAGTTCGGAATCCAGTTCGTTACGCTTGCCGTTCCGTCGGGAACAACATACGCAGAGACGTTGCCATTCGTGAGAATGCCCTGAAGACCGAATTCCTCGTCGCCGAAGAACGCGATATCGTCTTCTTTCATCTCGACGGCTTCCCGGGCAGTCGTTGCAAGCTTGGAGTCGAGAGGCATTCCGACCATTGCCGCGTGCTGAATGTCGATCACGGAATACCCGTAAGCGTCGCCAATGGTACGAACCGGAGAACTGAATTCCTTCCCCTTCAGGTTCACGCGAGGAAGGTCGTCGGCGTAATTCGCGATTATCTTCGCCATGCCGAGCTTGTCGAACTGGCGATAAGTGATAACCTTCGCGCCCGCCGGAGCTTCGGTTGAAGCCGGGAACAAGGCTTTTGCCTGAAGTTCCGGATATTCAACGTCGTACGTCTGAGCCTTCACGTACTCAAGCTCCCGGGCGAAGAAGATCGACTCGTTCGAATCGAAGTGAATCGAGTCAAGAATGATCTTTTTTTCCTTCTCGTTCATTGTGAGAAGCTCCTTCTTCGTTCAAGTTCAAGTTATTCTGAACCCGTTCCCGGGTTGCTTACGGAAGGTTCAGTTCAATCTCTGCGATCCCTCCGGCGGAGGCGGAGGTGACATACTTCGCCCCGGTCCACGCGATTGCCGTGTTCGTGTCGGCGTCTTTGCGGAATCCGCCCGGTTCTCCGTTCGAGTTCGCCTCAAAGCGGACGTATACGGTATCGTCGGAATCGACCGCCTGCTCGACCTCGACATAAACCCGACCACGACGAAGCCCCGGGATCATTTCGCCCTCGTCGTACTGCACGAGTCCGCCGGTCTGGGAGGTCGCGTTCGCGAGGGTTACGGTTGCCTGCGAAGATCCGCCGGTAATCGCAAACGTCGAATACCGGATGTTATACCCGGCGAAGGCGTTCACGGTAAGAACGCGACCGGAGACCGTTGCGTTCTTGATCCCGGTAATCGCTTCGACCGCCGCCTTGAGCAGGTTCATAGTGTTCGCGTGACTCGACGCATACGTGATCGAGATCGCGGTTCCGTTGATATACCCGGCGAGAACGTTCGAGGCGACGAAGTCGGCGTCGAGCGTGATCGTGATCGTCGAGACGGTAAGCTTGTTCGGCGGGTACGTCTGCTCGATATCGTGACCGGTTGCCGCGATTGCGTACAACTCATCGCCCGAGTCGTTCGTCGCAGTCCATGCCGCTTGTGATCCGCCGAGGGTCGTGGTCGCTTCGGCGTCCGAAATCTGAACATTGTCTTCGGCGACAATGTAAAGCGTCCGGCTGTTTGCGTCGGTTACGGTACACGAGGAGATGCCGGTAAAAGCCGCGATCTTTGCCGCAATTGCCGCCATTGTCGTCGCGTGATCCGTTGCGAAGACGGTCGCCGACGTTGTGTTTACGACCTCAGATCCGCCGAAGACCTGAATCGTCACCGAAGCGACGGTCGAGTTCGACGTGACGAGATCGGCATCGGCTTGAAGGGAGATAATATTGATCTGAGGGAGCCGGGCGACATTGTCTTCGCCCTTGAACTTCGCCAGACCCAGGCCGATTCCGATATCTTCCTTGCCAAGAAGCGAGACGATATGATGGAATGAGGAGTCGGCGAGTTGTCCCTTCTGACCGATTGCGAAGTCGCGAGAGTAAGAGGTCTGCATCGCTTACTCCTTCCCGAGATTCTTGTAGCGGTCTTTCACCTTCTGTTCCATCGAGTCACGACGAGCCTCCGCTGACTTCTCGTCGTTATCGATCCGGGAGGCAGGATCAGGAATCACTTTTTCCCGCTGCCCGGCGATCGCCCGGGAATCCCGTTTCGGGAGATTCTCGACGACCTGATCGAAGCGAGCCCGAATGTACGTTTCAGACGCGGCATCGAGCTTTTGCTGGAGTGTGTCCCGATCGGCTTTATCCGCCTGATCGAGGATCACAGCCTTCTGAATATCGATATCGCTCATCGAGTCGAGATTCGCGACGGTTTCTTTCGGCAAGGTTGACTTCCCGAAATCGAGAACGCGAACGCGCTCTTTAACCGCCTTCTGAATCTCGTCGGAGCGATCGACGTTCTTGATCTTTTCCAGTTCAGCGCGACTTGCGTCGGCGTCTGCCCGGGCACGATCAAGAGCTTCAATTGCTTTCGGTTCGGCGAGAACGACGACTCCGCCGTCGAGCTTTACCTCTACAAAGCCTTTGAGCTTTGCTTCGGCGTTATCGGCTCGTTCTTCTGCCTTCCGAAGAGCGTTCGCGACCTCGTGAGCGGCGTCGTATTCGATGCCGTCGAGAGTCACTTTTCTCATTGTCATGAGAGGTGCTCCTCCGTTTATGGTTTCGGCGTGCGCCGCCGTTACAAGAATTCCGTCGTCTGAGTCCATCTTGAGCCGAACATCTCGACCGGCTCGCCCCGCCTGCACGAGGGCTAAGTGATTGTATCGGATATTTGTTTGACGGTAATCGTATTGCTCGTTTCCGTAAAGCCCGTCTTCCTCAACAAGGTCGACCTCATATCCACAAGAGAACTCGCGCTTTCCGCGTTCGATCTCTTTGATTGCTGCAATATCGGTAATCATTACCGGAGCAAGAACAAGCTTCCCGTCCGGTCGAACTGTTTCGCCAGTCGACCCGATCGACAACGCTTTCGCGTTCTCAGCCGTAACCAGTTCGGTGGGATGTTCATTCGTTACCGGAATCATTTTAAGGGTTTTGAGGGATTCTGCGAGGAATACGTCGTCTGGGTGCCGAAGCTCCCGGCGGAGGGTTCCGTCCGGGTTCTGATAAACGAAGACGCCGGTTCTTGTAACGGCGGCGAGCGACCGAATGAAGCCTTCGTTCGAATAAGTAACGAAGTCTTCCCGGATCTCGACCCTATCAATTCTTTTCGCCATTATCGCCTCTCACAAGAACAGAACAAGACCGGCGATCGCCGACTCATAAAGGATATCGCCGAGGGCGTCATTCCTTGCCCGGGCGAGATTGCCGTATACGACTTGCTGATCGTTCATCTTCGATTCGAGATATTCCCAGAAGATTGAAACCGCGACAACGATCAGGAACGCAACGTTCCGAGAAATATCGAATCCCCGGGTAAGCAGAATCGCCAGAACCGCCCCGCGAAGTCCATGAGCCCAGACCCAAGAGTTCTCACATAACCCCTCAACAATGAACCGGGACCGACGAAGCTTTCTGGTAATGATATTGTCGATCGCCTTCAAGATCCGGATCATTCGTTACCCCAATAAAAAAGCCCGGGAAGACCCCACGCGAAGAGTGTCTTTCCGGGCGATCAGATCCCGGCTTTTTTCGCCGGTCTGTTCGTAACCGTTGCCAAAAGATAAGCTCCCAGAGCCAGAGGAGTCAAGAGCCTTAATATCCTTTGATTATTCACTTTTTGCTTGACACTGAACTTTCAGTATACTATATTCCTTGTAACGGTTATCGTTATTCAATTCTTTTACAACCATTGAGGAGAGAGAACAATGAAGAGCACAAGTGAAAAAGCCGCCAAACTGACTACCCTCGTCAGAGATTATCAATTCCAGAAGGAAATTATTTCTTCCCCGGCTTTCGATGGGAAATTTCCTGTTTATATCCAGAATGGGCACAAAGACGGGTCAACGCTTCTTGTGAAGAAATTTGACTCACGAGAGGATGCAGAGAACTTTATCAATACCGAGAATCCGAATGAGTGGGCTTTTGGAGGTAAATATTACCTGATCGACGACGATCCCGAGCCCTCCCCGGGTTCGGGCGAGATCACTGAAGATCTGGCGAAGGGCAAAGCGGAGATCGAATCCGGCGAGCCGATCAAGGTTCAGAAGAGCGCCGACGGGTACAACCTGATTTGCCCGTCTTGCGACAAGGGACTCCTTCAACATTCCGAAAAGATCGATTCTTCTGATCAATTCTACTTTCCGCAAACAAAGACCGGCGAAAAGTTCTACTATTGCCCACTCTGCAAATATCAGGTTCGCGAGTCCCGGGTTGAGATCGTTCAAGATCCGGTCGACCGCGATATCATTACGATCGTCGTCGTTTCCCGAAAGCCCCGGGTCGAAGATGGAAGCGAAGCGAGTCGCGAGGAACATCGGTTTATCCGGGCTTTCAACCGGATCAAAAGCGATATTTGCGATCGCCTTGAGTTCCTCGAGGAACGCGGGCTTGTAATGTTCGACGTTCAGTATATTCGCGACTTCGATATCGAGACCGATTCGGAAGGTATTTACGTCACGGCGTCTCTTGGCGCGAAGCATATTGAAAGTTCTGTTCTGGCGTCGATCAGGATCGCTCTCGAAGATTCTGGCCCATTCACTCACGCGTACAAGCTTCGCGGTTACGTTGCCAACCAGAAGAGCGAGAGGGCTTCATTCGCCGTCTTGAAGTTCATCGAGAACCATTACAACGAACTCGACGCCGACGCTGAGCGTCTGGGCCTGTTCGCAGGGATCGACGCGAAGTCGAAGCTTGAAGACTTCTCATTTCCGGAAAAGTTCCGGGCAATGGATAAAGCGGAACTCGTTCGCGAGAATGATCGCCCGGTAATGATCGAGGAACGCTTTGCTTCCCTGTTTGCCCGGGCCGTTGATATTCTGAAGACGACCGGTCGCCCGAACTTCGTCGGCGATATTTATATCGGGACTCAGGTTCGCGTGAAGGGCGATCCCTGCAAGTACTTTCAGAACGCGAAGATCGTCGAATTCCCCGGGTACATGAACAAGAACCGGGTAACGGTCCGGTTCTTCCATAACACTCCGTACAACAAGGCGACGGATCACGACGGCTCCCCGATCGACGATAAGAGGTACACCGACCGCGTAATGTATATCGGCGACCTTGAGCCGTTTATCCCCGGGAAATTCATCGACCTGAAGATGTATACCGCCCCTTATTACTTCCACGCCCGGAACCGTCACTCCTCCGCCTTTAGCGAAGCGACGAACGTTCCCTCTCATCCGGTCGGCGATGCAGATCGCGTGATCGCGGATATCGAGAACAATACGATCCGCTTTGAATTGACGGCGATGGATCACAACAAACACGGAGTAAGGTATATCTGTATCGGGAATCACTTCAATACAAGGGAAGAGGCAACGGACAAGATCGCAAGTATTGAACGCGAGGAAAAGATCAAGGGTCGGCTCGAGTGGGAACTTCGCCGCGTCGTCGAGATCAAGCCGTCGAGGGCTTTCTAATGATTACGCGAGTAAAGCATTGCGGGCGATGCCGTAATCCGTTCCATTGCCGCCTCTTGTACGTTCCGAAGACCTCGTATAAAGACGGGTCGAAACCGCTTTGCCGCGAATGCGTGAAGGAGATCAACAAAGAGATGAAGCGAATGGGCTTTGATCTGATCGAGATTGATCGGAAGGCATATCCGAAGCCGGGAGAGACTCAATAACGATAACCGTCGTATTCCTCTCCTCAAGAACTCCCCGATCCGTTCGAGGAGTTCTTTTTTGTCTGCAAGGCGTACTCTTGCCGTACGGTCGCCTTCGCCGGGCTTCCCTGAGTGAAGTCGATCCGAAGGGTAAGAGACCCGGTAAACCGCGATACAAACAGATCGAGAATGATCTTCGATAACTGTTCGAGGATATCGTGACCGATCTCGATCGGGCTCATACTTTTCTCCGCTTTGTAGTTTGGCGACGTTCATTGCTCTCAACCTCTTCCTCAATCGGCGACGTTTCCTTGAACAGATCATCGAGGTCTGGCTCGGCAATACATCGACACTGAATCGGTATACCCGGATGCCCGCCTTTGGGCGGTTCGTTCCAATTGTAAACGTTCCCTTCCCGATGCCAGTGAGAGGGCTTTGCTTTCGGATAAAGCCCGCCGGGATTCCCGCGAACCCGTTCGTCGATTGCTGTTCGCCATTTATACCGCTTTACGCCTATCTGTTCTTGCCGGTTCTGGGTAAGCTTTCCGTTGAGCTTATTGACTTGATCGCGACCGATCAGACGAGCCCGTCGTTCCGTAACGCCGTATTCTTCCCGTATTGTCTTTGCAACGCCCTCCCACCGATCCCCTTGTCTGATCCCGGCGTATACCCGGGATTCGATACGGTCGAGAGACTGATTCCTGATCGATTTGATAAGCGATACATTCTCTGAGACGAACGATTGTGTCGCCAGACGGAGGGCCGGGTCGTCAAAGAACAGATCGACGCCCAGAACAGACCGGAGTATCTTTTGCCATTGAGCATTGTTCCATATTGAGACCTTGTTTGCCATATCCCGGGAGATCGACTGCATATCCTCAAGCGAGAACTCATCGCCAGTATACCGGTGGATCATTGCGAACAGCTCATCGATTGTTTGCGGGAAGGCGTCGGATCGATCCCGGTTCACGTCCGGGATAAGCGAGGGAAGAGCCGGGATCAGGAACTTCTCAACCGCTTCCTCGATCGACTTCACAAAGACTCGAACGAGAGTGAGGGAATATTCACGCTCAAGCTTTTTCGGCGGAAGCCACTTCGGAGGGCGAGGCGGGCGACGACGGCGATCGTTATTCGCCGCTCTCATCGCCTTGATATACCGCTTCCGGATTTGAATCTCGACGGAATCCATTACTTCGCCCCGGGTTGAACTTGTTCTTTCGCGGCGTATTCTGCCTCAACCTGCATACGAACCCGCTCCTCGACATCTTCGGGTGACTCTTGCCCTTCACGACCGAGACGCCCTTCAAGCGTGTCTGAACCTTCGGCAAGTTCGATATCCATATTGAACTCTGAACCGGCGAACCGGGAAACCGCGACCTCTTCGGGATCAACGACGCCGGTATCGATATAAATCTTATCCGTCTCAGCGATTGTTTTCCGAACGTCGGCTTCTTCTTTTTCCGTGAGTTGCCATAGCCGATTGAATTCGATCTTCCACGAATCCTCTTCGGTCCCGGAGTACGGTCCGTCTTTGGATATATAGGCAAGGTGAACAAGGCGCTTCCAGACCGGGAGAAGCCATGAATACTGCAAGCGGCGAATTGAGTCGTACCAATTCCGAACATCGGAGTCGCCGGTTGCGTTCAATCCCGCCGGAGCTTGTCCCATGAGAAGAGTAACCGGTATCGATGGATTACAAGACGCCGCTAGGCCTCGAACGAAGCGGTCGAGAAGATCCGGGAGCCCGGTAACACTTGTCGAGTGTTTCGAATACTCCTCATCAACGTCGAGGATTGCAGTATTCGCAATATGCCGACTCATATCGATCAGATTGAGGCGGCGGAGAAGGGCTTGATACCCCTCGTCGGAAGCGATCAAGGTTCCGAGATCCTTGATCCTCATAACGGCTTGAGCGAAGTCCTCGATAATCAGTTCGGTCGCGGCGTATGCCGTACCCATCGCCCGGAGTCGTTCGTACGCTCCTTGAAGATCAGAATCGCCCCAGCCTTGATTTGCCAGCAAAGCCCGGTCCGGGACGTCGACGGAATCGAGACGGACAACCCGAGATTCGTGAACGCGGAACGGAGATCCCTGTATCGGGGTGACTTCGTAATATTCAGGAGTGAGGAACTTCGGGTTCATCGGGTCTTTATACAACGAGGTCGGATTGATAGGGCATCGGAACCGGCTGAAGACCTTCATTCCCTGCAATGATCGAACGGTTCCCTCGTTGAGGGGAAGTGCAAGATCTGAAGACGAGTCGTCGACGAGGATCACGCCGATCGCCCCTCCGAAAAGCTTCGCCCATCGAATTAGCCGGTTTACTTCAATATGGAATCCCTGATCTTCGAGATACTCTACGATCACCCCTTCCGGATCGCCGTTTACCTTAAACCCCTCCCGAGTCATTTCGTCGGCGGGAACGGTAACGATTCGCCGACCGAGACCGTCTCCTCGATACAAGTCGATCAACTGTTGTTCATCGAGAATCGTCGGCGTTGTATACTTCGTCGAGAGTCGTTTATCCCGTCCCTCCATGCCGAGCCCGGTAAACACATTCGCCCATGAATCGTAACGCCGGAAGGCGGAGGCGTATTCGTTGATCTCGTCGGTCTTCATGCCGCGAACCGAGGGAGCCGTTGATTCTTTCATATCGTTCTCCTAATGAATGAGCCGGTAGATATCATATTTTGACCCGACTAACATCGCAAAAGCTCCAGATAAGGCGTCGGCCTGATCCTTGTATTTTCCGCCCGCCCCGAATCCCTCCGCCTCATCGAGGAACGCCCGATTCCACGATCCTCTAAGAAGCTTGATATTCCTGATCTCCGCTTGAGCGGAAACCGGCTCCGCCCGGGTCTCCTTCGATCCCGTCGGGCGATCCGCCCGAACAACATACCCGGCAAGTTCGGAGATCATTATCTCGATCGATTCCTTCCCGGAAGATCCGGGTTCCTGTTCGATGCCAATATGAACAGAGGCACCGTCTTGAGATGCCGTCGCCCGGATCGCGTCTCGTACGCCACGAGGTCTTTTTTGGAACCGGCGGATATCCTCAATATAAAAGATTCCCGAGGCGGAATCATAAGTAAGCTTCACGCCGGTTGTAAAAGCAGGATCGCCGCCCTCTGTTTTCGGATCGGTCCCGGCTCGGTCCCAATATCGAACCGTTCGCAATCCTTTGGTGAGCGGAATCTTTTCGACGATATCGAACCACTCGCGACGGAAAAGACCGCCTTCCCGGGCTCGAGGATCCTGTTGATAGAGTGAACACCAGACCCGGGAACCGACTTCGCGCTTCGTCTGTTCAAGCTCTTCCTTGCTGAACCGTTCCGGATGAAGCGGATCTCCGATATCACGATTCTCTTTGTCAACCTGAAGGCGCTTCTTCCATGCAGGAGAACCGGGTTCCTGATCGTCTGGTTCGGAGATCGCTGGATATCTTGCAATCTCCCAAGTGTTCTCCCCGTCTTCAAGCAATCTCCCGCCGAGGTCGTCTTCGTTCCATCGCGTTTGAATCAGGAGAACGCCGCCTCCCGGCTGAAGACGGGTCCGGGCCGTTGATCGATACCAGTCCCACGTTTTTTCCCGGTACGTCGGAGAATCGGCTTCTTCCATATTCTTAACCGGGTCGTCAATAATGAAGATGTTTGCCCCGATGCCCGTGATCGATCCGCCGACGCCCGCCGCTTTCACTTGCCCAGAGTGTCCAACTGTTTGAATAAAGTCTTCCCGCTTTTTTTTCGTCGACCCCTTGCCGCCGAGAATCGTATTCGGGAAGATCGACCCATAAAGATCAGAATCGATTATCGAGGTAATATCGCCGTTCATGAGCGTTGCTAGATCCGCCCCGTACGACGTGAGAATGATCTGAAGGTCTGGGTCTTGCCCGAGGGCGAACGCCGGGAACCGGCGGGAAGCGAGTTCGCTTTTCCCGTGTCGCGGAGGCATGAATAAAGCCAGACGAGGAGATCGCCCGGCTTGTACGTCGGCAAGGAACCGATCAAGGCGGCGGCATATATCCCGATGAACCCATCCGACTTGATAACCCGGAAAAGTGTACTCAGTAAACGCAAGCAACGAACGCCGGGCAAGTTCCCGGCGGGCAGATTCGTATATCGATGAGGCTCTACTTATCCTGCTTGCGCTTTGCGTTCTCATACGTCTCGATAATCTTTATGAGTTGATCGTCTGGAAGGCTCGTCATATCCGGGAGCGAATCAACAAGCGGAGCCCCGCCCTTCCCCGTGATCTCGTGTCGAACTGGCGACGATACGCCCATGAGCTTTATTCGCCGATCGACGGCATCGAGGGCTAGGCGAAGGAACTGAGGATCTCCTTCCCGGCGTTCGACGGTCTTCGACTTTTCGACCTCGTTCACCTTGTCGACCGATTCCGATCCCTTCGCCGCTTTGCCCTTGATCTTCTGAGATTCCGTCGTTCGGTCACGCTTGGAAAGCTCCCATTGCTCAAGGGCTTCTGTTTCAATCGCGACATACCGGGCTTCTTCCTGCTTCCGATACGCTTCGTAATCGATCAACGTCTCAGAGTGATAAACCTTCTCGATCGCCCTCACGTCTTTCTGTATCGTCTGCCAGACGAGCGGCGGATCATAGCCGAATGTGAGGTTAACGAGATCGGTAATCTCCGAGATCGTTTTTCGGAGTGCAAGATGTTTCGCAACGAACGCCCGATCCCGCTTCCGTTCAAACGGCGTTCGCCGATACGTCGGATTCTGCATTGTGTCTCCCACTACCTTCGAGAACTACCTTAACGATTACCAATAAATGAGCCAGTAATCAGAGCTATACTTTCCGTACCCGGGAGCACATTCGGGATTCATGTTCGCCCGGCGACGCTCAATCCGGTTCTTCCATCGCTTGTACTTCTTCTTTTTCTTTGCCCACGTCCGTTTTCCCTTCTCAGGAATGAACGGGCCTGTCTGAACTCCGAGACTCATTGAATTCCCCCGAAAAACAAAAACGATCACGACAAAACTTTGAACAGAATTCGAGTTGCACCCCGTTTTTGTCGTACCATACGACCCAATTCGGCGGAACGTTTTTATCGAGACAGCCTCGCTTGAGTTCAAGTGACTCTTCCGCCCCGCATGAATCACAAATTGCTTTTATCACCTTTAATCTCCTGAATGAGTTCTCGAACCGTGACCGGTTTCGCCCCGGCGTCGTCAACGAGTATTATTTATACCCCGAACTGTTTGATCCATGCTGAATGTCCGATAGGCAGAAAAGGTCCGGGTGCTTCTTCGCGAAATCGTTAAACCCGGACCTTATTGGGTCTTTGAGTATCTCTTGCGGAGTTGCAGGAGGTTTATGAATCGGATAAAAACCTCTCTCCTGAAGGGCTTCCTTGCTTACGCAATGGAACTCGTGACGTCCCGTTATTGGATCAGGATCGCACAAAAGACATTGCTTCTTCATTGTTTATCTCTCCAAAGCATACTCGCCGCAATGCGGTAGAGTTGAATATCCGAGATCTCACAATATACAGGAACGGCGATCTCGCGTAACCCGTTCCCTGATTGTTCAAGCAGTCCCCACGGTCGCGGAACCTCATCGGGCGAGACCAATCCGGGCGGAGTGATTATCAAATGAAGGTTTCCGACCGGGTTGAGCCGGTTGTCGTGATTGTTCCCGTTCTCTTTGAATGTATTCAGAAAGTCAGATCGTGAAACCTTTGTTTCGAAAATGAGGGCAAGCGTGAGATTCCGCGTATCAAACGGTTTTACCTTGATCAGATAGTCTTTTCTGGTTACGGGAATCTTGTATTGCTTTTTGAATCGATACTGAAGGTTCGCTAAGACAACAGCATCGGCGATATACGAATCGCTTACCTGAACTTCAGCAAGCCCTCGAACGCCCTTGATCGTCGCCCGTGATCTTACCCAAGCGATTGCCCGGGTTGAGAGTTCTTTGTGGAGATCGCTCTGCATTATATCGACTTCGCGACCGGTTCCCCGATCGCCTTCGGCTTTCCCTTGTCCCGGGCTTCCTGTTCGGCGATCATTGCCCGGGTTTCCTGAATGTATTGCCGCCGCTTCTTGCTCAACTTCCGGAAGGAATGATAAACCTGATCGCCGTCTTTGAATGTCTCCCGGATATATGTTCCGAAGTAATCCCCGAAATTCAGAAGTACAATTTCGCCGAGCTTCGTTTCCGCCCAGACCTGATCTGAGACGATTGCGTTCGGAGACTGAAGAATCTTCTTGAACAGTTCAGCCCGGGCGATTCCGTCGGGAGAGTTGTCCCGGTTGTCAACCTCGACCTTACCGGCGTTCTCCTTCTCCGCCGCCTTGAGTTGTTCTCTCGCGAGTTCCTTGATCACTTTTCACTCCCGGGCAATTTGTTATCTCCCTTGCCGATCCATTGCAGGAATTTCGGCTCTTCCATATCCCCAATCTCTTCGCCGGAGTGATTTTTACAATGAGGATTCGAACAGTAAGCGAAGTAATCTCCATTATTGGAGTAAGGCTCTTCCCCGGGCTTTGCCGCTCGCGGAGTTGTCGTGACAATGATCGGAGACTTGCAGTGATTACAAGCCGGATATCGGTCGACCTTTTCTTTCCAGATCCAAGCGGAGAACTGGTTGTCGCCGAGATAACACAAGAACTCCTCGGTCTTGCTTACAATCTCATGAACTTCGCGATCCTGTTTCTCGCCCCAATGGCCCATTGGGTCGTAACCCTGCTCTTTGTCAGAGTCCTCATACCCAAGATCGTACGCCTTCTTGAAAAGTTCCATAATTGCAAATTTCATCGGTTTATCCTTTCTCGAATCACTTTTCTTACAATCGCCATTGAGACAAGGAAGCCTTGCGATTGCCCCTTCATGTAAGCTTGAGTTACATGAGCGACCTCTTCTCCTCCTTGCGTTGTCCATGGAAGATTAATCTCAGAGTCTCGCTCATCGATAATTGCGTCGATAATTGCATTCTGAATCTTCAGTAAAAGTTCATCTTTCGGGATCACGATAATCGCACTCTCCTCTCTTCCTTCGTCTTTCCGAACGATTCCCCGGTCCCGGCGTGATACACGTCGTCGCCGGTAAACTCGCGATATCGGTTTACGATCAGATCGACGTACAAGGGTTCGAACTCTATCGAGATGCAGGAGATTCCGAACTTCACGCAAGCGATGAGAATGGAGCCGGACCCGGCGAACGGATCGAGAACGACCTTCACGTCTGGAAGGTCTTCGAGGATCTTGAAGAACAAGCCGACCGGCTTCTGGGTCGGATGAACCCGGCGAACAAGCTCGTCTTTCCGAGACCCTTCTCTTATAAGTCCATGCCATTGGTGCGTATAAAGCTTTGTCGGGCGATCAAGATTACTCCAAGCAAGCTCAACTTGCCCAAAGTCTCCGGCGTTCTTTTTGTCCCAGACGATCCAAGCTCTCGATGCTGGCAAAAAATCCGTAAAATAATGCCCTCCGAAAAAGATTATTCTCTTCATTAAAAGCCCATCTTTTAAGATTGTAAAGCAGTCTTTAGCGGTTTCTATTGAGTCGTCTCCTTTTATTTTTGGATATATATGCAATGGAGCAAGTACCCCCTCGCCGATTCCGCCGCGAGTTGTAACTTTTTTGTCATTGCCGACTTTGTTATGCTTCACAATATCGACGCCGTACGGCGGATCTGTGAGAACAAGATCCGCGTCTCCGATCTGATATCCGACCCGATCAGGAAAAGCGGTCTTGTAGGTTCCGGGCTTCCGGGAGTCGCCGCAAATAAGAACGCTCTTACCGAGGATCCAAACATCTCCCGGGATCGATACCGGGTCGACTGTGTCGCCGTCAACGCCGCCGAGCTTGTCCTCGTCCGGATCTTCCTTGTAGTCCGGTTTCTCCGGCGGAAGAATTGCCTTGATCTCTTTGTCGTCGAACCCGGTAAGCGTGAGGTCGAATTCGAGTTCCTGAAGAGCGCTGAATTCCGCCTCAAGAAGCTTGAGGTCGAATCCTTCCAGCATTGTGAGTTTATTGTGAGCAATCCGGTACGCCTTCTTCTGAGCTTCAGTGAGATGCCGGAGGGTTATTGCCGGAACAAAACTCACTCCCAGACGCTTCGCCGCCTCAAGTCGACCGTGTCCCTCGATAATCTCCCCGTTCTCGTCGACTGCGATCGGATCATTAAACCCGAACTCGACAATCGATTGAACAATCGAGTCGATATCGTGTTTTTTGCTGTTCGTCGGGCAAAGCTTAACCTCGTCAACGCCCAAAAATTCGATCCGCTCCGGAAAAATGTATTTTTCAATCTTGTTCAATTCCAATTCTCCTTATTGCTTCATCGCTTAAACGATATCCGCCCCGAGTTGCTTCCGCGTTCTCTTCGAGAGCTTGCGCGAAGACGAGAAGCGTATTGCTTACTGTCTCTTTCTTTGTTCGCCAGAAAAAGGAAAGCGGAGCGAGGAAGGCGAACTCACGGGCTTTCCTGACAATCGACCGCCGCTCCGCCCGGCGACCAATCCGATATGCTTCACGGATCAAGGCGGCGATATGTGGCTCGATTTGAAGTTCATCTTTACCGGGACCATTCCAATCGGTCTCGATGTAAGCAAGGTCGCGGTCTTCGAACCACTTGAACGCCCGGGAGTTGTAACCCGGGATCTTGCGAACGAACCTCGTTCCGGTTGCCACCTTGAGAACGACGCGTTTAACGTGTTGAGGAAGGCTCATCGGTTCCCTCTCTTTTGTAGTTATTCCTGAAAAACGAATTCTCCGTTTTTCTTCTCAAACCATTGCCGACCGCAAGTCGGGCATGTCTTTATAGCATTAAGAGTATTGGTAAAAGTTCTGCAATAGGGACATTTAATATCCCTCCCCGCTCCTGCAAGAAGAACCTTTACGCTTACTCTTCCTCGAACATATCCGACTCCCGGTCGATAATGTTTTCCCTTGTTATGGCCTCCGAAGCTCATTCTTCCCTCGCGCCTGTCTGAGTAAAATGCTTCCCCGGGCATCCGTAAAGTTCGTAGCACTTCGGGCATATCCGGGCTCCACACTGGCAGGAAAGAAGCCGGTCTTCCGGAAGGTATCGACCGCAACAATCGCAAGGGTAGAGGGTTTTGATCGGCTTTTCCGCCGCGAATGATTGGGACGTCTCAATGATCGCCCCAATAACGAGAGCAAGAAAAAAAAGAAGGGCAATCACGATTAATACATTTACTGAATTTTTTAAGAGTCTCATCTTCTGTTCTCCTTAAATAAGTTGTCCGACTTCTTTTTGAATAAGCAGTTTAGCCAACTTTATTGAACATTCATTCATCTCAAAACCGATCCAATTCTTAAAACCGAGCTTCTCCGCTACTATTCCGGTAGTTCCTGTACCGA